GTGTAACCGTTCTCTTTCATTTCTAGAACCTTCGGTAGTATCTCTCTCCAATAATGTTTCCCCATACAAAAACCTCCTATCGCTTTATCCTACGATAGGAGGCTCTTTTCTTTCAATGTCCGTTTTTCGGGGTTCAGTTCACTTTGGTGCGGCTCTTTTGTTTGGAGGCGTTATGGCGCAGGCATTTGCTAAGGCCTTCTACAGGTCAAAGGAGTGGGAACGTACAAGGTTATCATACATATCCTATAGACGCGCGCTTGATGGCGGGCTATGCGAAACATGTAAAGACAGGATTGGAAAGATAGTACACCATAAGATATGGCTAACAGAGAGCAATATACACATCGATGATATACGCATAGGGTTTGGCAACCTAAAATTGGATTGTCAGAAATGCCACAACAAAGAAAAAGATCCATCAACGATACCGGGCAGATGTAGATACTCACCAGAAGGCGAGATACTCCCCCCATCCGAAGAAAATTTATAGGAGCCAGGGGACCGATGGGTGGGGTCACGAAAAGCACTGCAATTCGCACGAGGGGGGGGTAGTAAGTGGGGAAAAGTGCAGAAAAGACCAAAGAACAGAAAATAAAAGCCGAAAAGAACAGGCTTTTGAAGGTATTTGCCTCAATTGATCCGAATCAGCTAAAGGTTACAAACGCGCTCATTGAGAGGGCCGCATTTATTACCGTCGGGCTGCGGGAATTGGAGGAAGAGCTGAATGATAGAGGATGGACGGAGGAATACGTCAACGGGTCTCAGATCGGAATAAAACGGTCTGCTGCCGCCGACGTACATATTAGCCTCACAAAGAATTTGACTGTCATAATAAAGCAACTGCTCGACATTACGCCGGCGGCAAAAAAGAAAGATAGCAGGTTGCAGCAGCTCACGAACGAATGAAAAATTACATTATCGAGTATTACGAGAAAACGTCATCCGGCGAAATCGTCGTCGGGAAGTGGATACAAGCACTACTCGAAATGATCATGAACGGCCTCGAATCGAGGCTGTTTTATTTTGATGCCAAAAAAGCCGATAAGGCTATCCGGTTTATTGAAGGTTTCTGTAGACACTTTGAAGGAAGAAGAAGCCTTATCAAATTGGAGCTTTGGCAAAAGTTCGCCGTGTCGCTTATGTTCGGGATCGTCGAAGATGACGGAACGCGTGTGTTTCGCGAAGTCGTTATCGTCATTGGAAGAAAGAACGGGAAATCGATTTTGGCGTCTGCGATCAGCGCGTATATGGCGTATCTCGACGGAGAATACGGAGCAAACATTTATTGCCTCGCTCCAAAACTGGAGCAAGCAAAGAAGGTTTTCGACGGATTCCTGCAAATGATAACCATGGAACCGGAACTGTCGGATATATCGCAAAAAAGAAGATCGGATATCTACATACCCGAGAGCAACACCACGGTTAAAGCCCTGGCATTCAGCTCTAAAAAGTCCGACGGATTCAATCCTTCGTTCACAGTCTGCGACGAAATTGCAAGCTGGGCCGGAGACAAAGGTCTCAAGCAATACGAAGTCATGAAGTCAGCGCTAGGCGCGAGACGGCAGCCGATGATCATGTCGATCTCTACGGCAGGATATGAAAATGACGGAATTTATGACGAGCTCATGAAGCGCTGTACGGCGGTGCTTATGGGGAGCAGTAAAGAACGTAGGCTGCTGCCGATTTTATACATCATAGACGATATTAAAAAATGGAATGATATCGGCGAGCTAAAAAAGGCCAATCCAAACATGGGAGTCTCTGTTTCAGAAGACTTCTTCCGGGAAGAAATTGCCGTAGCTGAAAACAGTATGTCAAAAAAAGTCGAGGTGCTGACGAAGTATTGCAACATCAAGCAATCGTCTGCCGTCGCGTGGCTTCCTTATGATGCGGTCGACGCGATGTCGCAGCACATACTTAAGCTCGAAGACTTCAAAGGGTCGTACTGCGTCGGGGGTCTCGACCTATCACAAACAACAGACCTTACCGCGGCGGCGGTGGTCATAGAACGAGAGACCAAACTATATGCATTTGTGCAATTCTTCATGCCACAAAACCGGATTGAAGAGCTGCAGGAGCGCGAGGGTGTTCCATACTCGGCGTACGTGAGACAAGGACTCATCATTCCAAGCGGTGAGAACTACGTTGATTACGTTGACGTATATAAATGGTTCGTGATGCTTATCGATGAATATGAAATCCTGCCATTGCAGGTCGGTTACGACCGATACTCTTCACAGTATCTCATACAGCAGATGAAGCAACGCGGGTTCCACATGGATGATGTTTACCAAGGGTATAACCTCACCTCTGTTATGCAGGAGTGCGAGGGAATCATCAAAGATGGGACGCTTGAAATTGGTAAAAATAACCTTTTGAAAGCGCATTTCTTAAATACCGCGAAAAAATCAGATGCAGAAAACAGAAAGTGCATGCCGATCAAAATTGAGGCGGGTGTACACATCGACGGAGCCGTTTCCGTTATCGACGCGTTAACGGTGCGGCAAAAGTGGTACGAGGAAATTGGAATTCAGCTGAAAAACGAGGGTTAAAAATGGGACTTTTTGAAAAGATTTTTAAACAGCAAAAGGCTGATCCTGTTAAAGCCTTCTTTCAGATGCTTGACGGGTACACGCCGGCGTGGACGACATACGAAGGCGGAGTATACGAAATGGAGCTCACGCGATCCTGTATTCATGCATTTGCTACTCATGCGAGCAAACTTCAACCGGCGGTGAGCGGGCCTGATCTTTTTCGTATAGGACAGGTGCTCAAATCAAAACCGAACCCGTTTATGGTGACGTCGCAATTTTTATATAAGTGCGCTACTTACCTTGAGGTGAGCAATACGTGCTTTATTGCGCCGATGATGGATCAGTTCGATAGGATTGCGGGATATTACCCAGTGCTTCCGGCAATGACGGAACTTGTTGAATATGCCGGGGAACCTTGGCTCAAATATACGTTTGCAAACGGACGTTCCGCAGCGATGGAACTCTCAAAAGTAGGGATCATTCATAAGTTTGCGCTGCATTCCGACGTCGTTGGAGATGACAACCGGGCGCTTACGCCTACAATGCAGCTCCTGCAGACGCAGAACGACGGCATTGAAGAAGGTATTAAGAACAACGCCACATATCGCTTTATGGCAACGATAGGGAATTTTGCGAAAGCCGAGGATCTCAAAAAGGAACGTCAAAAGTTCAACGAGTTAAACCTCGCAACCGGGGAAGGCGAGGGCGGCGTCTTGCTTTTCCCGAACAATTACTCGAACATCTCACAAATCAGGACTGCGTTGAGAGTTGTCGATAAAGATCAGGTAGAAGCGATAGAGAACAGAGTTTATAACTATTTCGGAAGCAACGAAGAGGTTCTCAAAAACAAGGTGAATGGCGACTCCTGGGCTGCTTACTACGAGGGAAAGATTGAACCATTTGCCGTGCAGCTCTCTCAGGTAATGAGTGGAATGACATATTCGCCGTTGCAGATCGCCAGGGATAACGGGATCGTGTGGAGCGCAAACCGGCTCCAGTACATGACAAACGCCGACAAGCTGAGCGCCAGCACACAAATGTTTGACCGCGGGTTGTTCTCTACAAACCAGGTTATGGACATTTGGAACCTTCCGCATGTACCGGATGGAGATAAGCGCTGGATTAGAAAAGAGTATATGGAAGTATCGAGCGCAAGCGAGACGCCTCCAATAGATCCGCCGGTGCAAACAGACCCGGCGATTGATCCAAATAATTCTACAGGAATCGAGGGTGTATAAAATGACGCCGAAGGAGATTGCAAAGTTCAAGGAAGATGCGCAAGTTCGCGCAATGTCGGTACTTGCGCCATCTGATGGCACAAAACTGATTGAATGCGAACACTATGTCGAGGGGTATGCCGCGAGATTCGAACCTTATGTTTTATACGAGCTTGATGACGGTCCTATCTATGAGAGATTTGAACGTGAAGCGTTCAAAGACTGTGACATGAGCGACGTTATTTTCCAGTTTGATCACGAGGGGCGCGTCCTCGCAAGACAATCCAATAACTCTCTTGCCCTGCGGATCAATGAAGCGGGGCTTTTTATTGCAGCAGATTTAGGACGCACCGATGCTGCGCTTCAAATCTACCAGGACATCACGTCCGGAATGTGCCAACGCATGTCGTGGCGTTGGAGACTCGGCGAATATGTCTACGACGAAACCACGCGGACGATTGTGCATAAAACAGTCAAGAAAATTTGGGACGTGTCCGCTGTTTCTATCCCCGCGAACGACAAAACCATCATCAGTGCTCGAAGCTGGGTCGACGGAGTGATCGATCTTGCACGGCGGAGTGACCGAGAGCTTGAGGAACGCAGACAACGTCTGCGCATACAAAACTTCGAAATTAACAGGAGGATTAACGCATGAAAACCGTAGAGGAAATCCAGGCGCGTCTCGCGCAGATTCTCACCGAATCCGAAACCGCAACCGGCGAAGCTCTCACCGCACTCGAAACCGAACAGCGCTCCCTTTCCGCGGAGCTCGACAAGATGATGGACGAAGCGAAACGCAAGCAAGCACTCCGCGACGAGGTAGCCCGTGGAAACGGCGCCATCATCAACCCACAGGCCAACGCCGAGAAGGATGTGGAGCGTACTGCCGCCGAGGCTTTCGTGAAAAGCAAAACCATGAAAGTTGGAGCCGACCAGGCGCGTGCCGTGCTCGTGAGCGGCGGAACGCTCGCGGTTCCGACAGCCGTATCCGGCATCAATGATATTCCGGGCGCAAAGGTGTCCAGCATTATCGACCTGTGCAAAGTCGTAAACTGCAACGGAATGGGCAAGAACAGAGTAGCATATATTGCAGCTGATGCAGGAACCGCTGACGCGCAGACGGAAGGCGAAGCCGCGACAACCAAGGAGCCGACTTTCGCTTATATCGACATCTCGCCCACGTCCGTCGCGGCAACGGCGCAGATCTCCAAACAGACGAAGAAGCAGAGCCCGCTGCAGTACAGCGCCAAGGTGCGCGAGCAGGCACTCCTTGCGCTGCGCAAAAAGGCAGCGGCGATCGCAACGGCTGCACTCAAGGCATCCAGTCTCACCGCATCCGTTGCAGCTACGGTCGCGAGTTCCAAGGGTGTTGTCGACGCGAGCACGCTTCGCAGCCTGGCCATGGCGTATGGCGGAGACGAATCGCTGATGGCCGGAACACTGTTCCTCAACAAGACTGACCTCATTGCATTCGGCGATGTGCGCGGTACGAACGAGAAGAAAGCGGTATACGAGATCACGCCGAACGCTGCAAACCCCAACACGGGCATCATCAAGGACGGCGGTCTCTCTGTTCCGTACGTGATCAACAGCGGCCTCACGGCCTGCCACGGAACCTCACAGACGGCAAGCGCGCAGAAGACAATGTTCTTCGGTGACCCGCTCTGTCTCGAACTCGACCTGTTCAGCGATTATGAGATTCGCGTGTCCGAGGATTTCGCAATCACGTCGCTGATGGACACCATCGTCGGCGATGTGGAAGTCGGAAGCGATGTCGTCGTGAAAAACGGCTTCGTTGTTCTGACCATTGCAGCGACGGCTTGATAGACAAAATAGCCTCAGGGCGGGTTTAAACCCGCCTTGAGATCGATCGGAGGCGCGCTATGGCAAGTGAAACAACGGTAGCGAAAGTAAAAACTGCAATCCGTATATCCCACACTGCACTTGATGAAG